AATCGAGGTGCTGGCTGTGACAGTTGTGAAAGTTGGTGAGTCACCCGTTCCAAGGCCTATCGAGGTGCGAAGGGTTGCCCCGGATTCGGCAACAGGATCGCCACTTCCATCCCCGACAATCATCTCGCCATCGCCAAGGACGGCCATCGCTGTGACAGCACCTGTGCCACTGCCCAGTAGAACACCACCATCAGTTAAACTCGAGGCGCCAGTTCCACCATCCGTGACCGGGACATCTGTTCCACCAGCCCTGTAGACGATGTTCCCCTCAACATTCAGATCCCCTGCACTGGCCCGTGTGACTGTCGTGTCACTGGCATGGCCGACGTTAACGCCCGTAAACTGTGGGCTGTCACCTGTCCCCAATCCAAGTGTCGTCTGTGCTGCTGCCTGTGTGGTGTCATCGAGGACCGTCGCCATGAAATCCGTGACAGTAACCTGGTCTGCCGTGCCAATCGCACTTTCCAGTGCATCAGCATCTGCATTCCATTTAATGAAATGGGAGGCGACTGGGGCAGGAAGCTCGACGGATACACTGTCAGCCGTGCCTTTTGAGAGACGCATCGAGCGAGCGATATCCCGCTGGTTCTGCTGCGTCAGCATGGTGTTTCTGTCGAGGGCCGTCTCGTGGGTTTCTGCGCTGAAACTGTCCGATTCCACATAATCGGTGCTCTGGGTGTAGGCGACTGATCTCTCGATGACGAGGGTTTCCCCGCTGGCAGGAGCCGAACCCATCGTCACGGTGCCACCGGACGCATCACCTGCCCCCGAAACGGTGTAGTGCGTTGTGATTGTCTTGAGTGTGGCGACACCAGCACTGCTGACCACGTACACCTTGAGGTCGCCGTCCGCGAAAATACGGAAGGTGTAGGCAAAGGCTGTTGTCGAGCCGTTACCGTTGTATTCCACGCGGGATGTTGTTGTCGAAACTACCATTTTACCACCCTATACCACAATATATAGTACCACGTCACTAGATAGACACTATATCTAGTGTTACTTATCGAATCGACTGCTCTCCCGTTCTGGCACTTGGAGATATCTCCATAAGGAGTCGCTTTCCCGTATCCTCGTCCTGAACAATGAAATGACCTGGGTTGCCGTCGAGGGTTCTCATCAGCATTTGATCAAATTTATTTAAGCTGTCCCGATCAAAGTCCGGCTTCTCCTGAGCAGTCAAAAGTTGAGCCATCCGGTCAGCTGTCTTCTGGTAAAAACCAGACTGCTCTGCCCCGCTGAACGTATTGCGCTCAGCCGCTTTCATATCAGGAGTGGCAAATTCTCTAATCTGATCCATCCAGTTATTAAACTGAATAACATTCCCAAGGTTCAGCTGGAGGAGGTTGTTGCCGGGAACAAGTCGCCATGCACTCCTGCGTGTTCTCCAGTCTGCATCGCCCGAAAGAACATCTCCCATGATATCACCGATACGCATAGCCTGACTTGCACTGGGCCCAAGAACTGAACCCATCTTCCAGCGCATAGAGGTGGACCACCACGGGCCTACCCCAAGGCTGGGGCGTAATCCATACCGATTGTCGCTCCACGCCTCTATCGCGTTATTAGCGACGAAGAACCAGCTGGTCACACCAGACTGGTCTATCCCGTCAACAATGAATTCAAGTGGCTCGTCAGCTACGGGTACGCCATTTTGCTTATCCCGTATCATCGTTACGAGACCACCCAAAAACACCATCATCATCATGCCCATCATCGTCTGGGCATCACGCATCTGCATGCCGGGTATAAGAACCTTGTGGAAGGCAGAAGCGATAAAGGATTTGTACTGAGCTAGAATCCGGCCCCAGATTTTATAAGTAAATAGAGGCAAGTCCCCTGCTTCCGGCGTCACAATCGCCTGGTCCACATCCCTGGCGAGTGCTGCACGGAAGACGCGTTGTGCCCGAACATTATCTGCTTCTGCTCTCCCGCCAGATGCAGGCGTTTCGTCTGTCCGCGGGGGAAGACCCGGCGTCGGCTCTGCTGCAGGTTCATCAGTGCGAGTGGGCCTTGTCGGATCTTCGGCCCACCTTTCCGTGTTAGGGATTTTCAAGCCATTGACCGTTTCACCGTGCTTGTTGAAGGCGTTATCAATAAGCCGGGAATCCTCGAGGCTTATATATGCTGCTCGAAGACGGGCACGGTTCTTGGCGCTAATCGTCCCATTAAGGTCCTGCTTAACCAGTTCTAGGATGCGATGGCTCGTTGAGACCCCGACTGCCTGCTTCATAAAGGCGTTCCAGGGCGAAAGCATGTTGGCAATAAAGAACCCATTGGTCATATAGCCAGCGACCCGCTCAATCTTTGTGTAGCGTTGCGGGAGATCACCAGTCATGGCCAAGGCCAGTGCACGGGTCTGAAGCATCATATCAAGAGCCGTGCCAGCTGTTTTGACTTCCTTGGCGGCAACCTTCCATGTATCGAAATCTTTGATTAAAGCCCGTACCCCGTGGAAGGTAGGCTCCAGGCCATTCATCATTACGCTCCGGCCAATATCGGGTACTGACGAAAGCGTAGCCCCGCCGAGCATCGTCCATGTATTGAAATCAAGGACGAGTCGGGCTGTTCTCGAGGGGATGCTGTAGGGATCAGTCGGAAGCTGATAAACACCCCTGAGAATATCCCGGTATGCTTCGAGATATTCGATGTGCTTTTCCGCAATCTTCTGGTGCTTCACACCCGCAGCAGCTCTTCCGTCCATATCCGCAGCTTCGCGGCGTATCGCCTCGAATGTCTTCTCCATTGAAATCGAACCGAATTTTCTGGAGATCTCGATATCCGCACTCGCAAGGCGAACATAGGACCGCATGATATGATCGATATCGCCCACCAGAAAATCAGCAATAATCTCATCCGGCACGTTTATAGAGCGTTCCTTGAAGATCCCTTTATGCGACTGAAGGGCTTCTGTGCTCATGTTTTCAATGCCGTCAATAGACGTATGTATCGCACTCAGTTTGCTGGATAGCTGCTTGGACGAATCTCGCAGTTCTTCGGGCAGGTTTTCTCTCTGCCATCGCATAATGATTTCTTTGAGTTCAGCCTCCTGCTTGAATACCATCGGCTGATCCCACATGCGGGGCACGAAATTGGGCCTGTAATCGCCCTGCTTCATAACTCCCGCAGTGACAGCTTCACTGAAGATGTAGTCGTTGGTATCACGCACCCGCTGAGCCATCTGCTCGATCTCAGGGATATCATGCTTAATCTTACCGTCAGTCTCAGCCCGTCTGAGCGTCGCCGTAACTTCCTCACGGAACCTTATGATGGATAGTGGGCCATCCGGGTCTGCCCGACTTGGGGCACCTGTCAGATTTTTAGGGTGATTTACACGCTGGGCAACATCCTGCGCGATAATAAATGCTTTTTCCCTGAGTGTAGGCTCACCCTTCCTTCCTGCTATCCGCATTCGGTATGCGGTATGGGCATGGTTTATATCGCTGAGAAACTCCGCAAGCGTGGCATCCCATGTTTTCATCGCACGGGCGACGGGTAGATCCGTTGCCACATTCTCGAAGTTCTTCTGAAGATACGACGGGGTTGTCACAAGGTTTTCCATGGCCCTTGCGGATGAGGATATTTCCCCGTTCAAAACTAGATCCCGCTTTGAAAGCGCATTGGAAATACGCTCAGCACCGTATGCTCGAAAGCCAGTAGGCGTAGCATCAGATCCCCTGCTCGGCATATCGGGATGAACTCGAGCACCTGGAGTTGCTGGGTTGTTGATGCCCGGTGCCCAACGTCTTTCTCCCGGCCTCTCAGGCCTCCAGCCAGGGTTAATGTGTCCCGTAAATCCCGTTGTCGTGCCTGTGCGGAACTCTTCCCGCAATGATTCATCCATTGCACGAAGCAGTTCCGGATGGTCCATTTCCATCCGGCCATAGAGCTTTTTACCGATAGCGAACATGGGAAGTAGAGATGCACCAGCGCCAGCTGAAAAACTGATATCAAGCATACTCTGCTCAAGTGTCCGGTCAGGCTGGAAATGATGCAGGGCTGCTTCTACGACACTGGCCTGTACTGCGCCGATCCGGGCACCAGTTTTTGCGCTCTGAAGCAGGCTCTTGCCCACAGATGTCATAACACCGGGACTTCCGGCGAATAAAAGATTCAGCGGCTCAAGCATCCCAGCAATCAAACCCGTTCCTAAAAGAGACGGTGTACCGCTCTGCGAAAATACTGTCTGGTGTTTCTGGGCCTGGTCGATACGTCTTTTTATATAGGCTGTTTCTTGCGGACTTCTCGAAAACGCAAAGGATACGGCATACGACTCATAGGGCGTACCCATGACATCATCGACACCGTTATATCCGTCGAGCGGTGAGAACTCTGGTGTCGGTTGTTTATCAAGGCTCGCACCAAGGGTTGTTTCTGTGCGGAGCATAAGGCCGAGCAATTCAGTAAAGTCCGGCTTCCAGTCAAGAGTAGGCCCTCCGTAATCCTGGAACACCCTGACCCTGTTATGAGCCATAAGGGTATTCCGATAGTCGGGGTCGTCGGTTGCTGGGTCGTCGGTTGCTGGGTCGTAGCTGTCCTGAAAGGTCATTGCGGAATAACCTCATTCGGCATCTCGTCGTCCTGCCAAAGCTGCTCAAACGGGCGGTCTGTCATCTCCTGTGCCGGAAGGTTTGGCCCAAAGTTCTGTTCAGCAAAAACACCCTGCATAAATGGACCAACGCTAGAGCCTAAAAATTGAAGCGCTCGAGCCGCCGTTGTTGTTGATGGTGACGCAACTGTGTTCCGGATAGTCGGTTGCCAAAACTTACGGATAAGCTCTCCGTTAAACCAGATGTGATACTGAGGCTGGCCAACAGTTTTTGAGGCCGCTTCCAACGCAGCAGCCTCTGCTTTCTGTCTACTTTCAAGGGTCAGGTCCTTATCGTCCCCCGGCACACCCATTTCAGAAAGAAATGACGGAAGAATTCTTTTGTACTCAGCTTCTGCCGATGCCCTGTGAAATGCATAAGTAATCTCAATCATATCGCTATTTGAAAACAGAGACGTAGCTGGTGGAGCACGCTCCCCGGTCTCTGAATCAACAACACCGAACCTTGTTATCTGCTGATTGGGCGCAAGTTTTTGCGGTGCTGTATAAAAGCGATGCAGTGGTACACCTGTTCTCTGACGAACAATCTCATCATCGAGTACACTGTCTATCGCCTTGCGCGTATCATCGGGGATTACCCCTTTTCTATATTCCCTAACCACATCGAGTATTTGTGTTCGGATTTCTTCCTGTGCGTGAACCCCGCCAAACGGGAACCTGTTACTTGTCGGCATGTGTTTCATCAGGGTTCGCTTTCCCGTGATGGAGGTGAATCCCCAAGACGAGCTTCTACGCTCAATAGCTTCCGCGACTATTTCATCCGGTCTTTTACGGATGAAGCCGCCGTCACCAACCTCTACATGCGTACGATCACCACCTGCTATTTGCATCGCAGTTTCGCGGATTTCGCTTTCATAAGCAGGATAATCGTCCTGCTCCAGGAGACCGGGATCAATAACCGTAGTGATCTTCCCCAGCCATTCACGCGAATCATCCTCAAATGAAAGGGTGTTAGACCACTTCATAATCTGGTTTTGCAAATTCCCCATCGCCGCACTCTTAATTCCCCATGTAGTTTTGCAGATCTTCTATTACCGCGGCTCTATTCGGCGGAGTTTTCTCACTGCGGTTTAGATAGGAATTTGCCCACTCGAGCCCCCGTAACAGGTCTTCCGAATTAGCCGCTGTTGCTATGTCCTGTATATTTTCACTAAAGGCCCTGACGACGGCTGCCCTGTTGGTTCGCTGGAGCAACTTCACAAATTGAATAAGATGTGACATCGCTATTTTATCAGCGTCTGAAGATTCGACGTTTAATTCGTAAAGATGTCGGTCAATCACATTTGCAACTTGTGCAGGAACAAATCCGGCATTTTTAACTATGTTAAATACCTCGGTGCTTATGGGACCTGATAGCCCCTCTGGGGTCAGGAGCTGTTGTGCCATTTTTGAGCCATAGGTTTCTCCGAACCGATCATTCCTGCTCAAGGTCCGTTGAAGAACCGCCTCCTTTTCGGCATCGCCTCCAGTGAATTTGCCGTCATATATAAGCGCGACATCACGGGCATCCTGAAGGCCCTGGGCCCGGTCATTTGTCGCTTGGATCTCCCTTTGAATAAGTGCGATCCGCGAAGCGAGAAACGACTTCATGTGCCTGGCATCTGGATCACCACTTCTGTCCAGCTTAAGCTCTACCTGTAGCTGTTCACTCAGCGCCTCAAGGCCCTTTCTATGAGCAGCAAGATCTCCTGTCGTTTTCAGGGTCCCAATTACTGAAAAAGAGCCGACGCTATCCACCATGGCGTCGAGACGCCCCTTCATTTCCTCACCGGAATTGATCAAGGCCTTTCTTTCAGTGACCAGTTTCGTAAGGCGCTCTTGCTGTCCCTTGAGCGCCGTCGCTGTTCTACCGGGGGCATTCCGGATTTCTTCACTCCCAGCATATTCCTCAAATGAGGACATGATCTCGTCAAGGCGGTCTTCTTTGTTTGTTAAGACAATTTGCTCTGCCCACCGATTTGCTATTCGAAGCGCCCTTAAATCGCTGGTAAAATTTGTAAGTTTATTAAAATCCCGCGCATCGATCATGGGCTGTGACTGGAGCATCTGATTGATAGCAGCCAAATGTGCGTCGATGTCTTCATACGCACCCCGGACCCAGTTTTCCTCGTTCCACTGGGAATCGCTTGCAATCGAAAGGGATGAAGCCAGGTTCTTAATAGAAGTGCCCATGTTATCGACTTGGGCCTTGAAAGCTGAGTTTGCCTTTCCTGCCCTGCTTGAAAGGATACCTCTTGCCTGTTTTCTAAAGGCCTCTCCCCGAAGTGAAAATTTAGCTGTATAGTCCAGCATCCGCTCCGGGTCCTGCTCGACCAGATGCTCCATATACTGGTTCTCTTTCTGAACGAACCAGCCCTGTGGCCCATTCAAATATCCATCAAGCTCTGCCGCAGAAAGTACGCCACTTGCCGCATTAATGGACTGTCTAATAGTCTGCCCAGCCGTCTCCACAAGACGACCACCATCCTCGAAACCAAGGGTTTCCGTGCGGCGAAGCTGCTCATCAATAACATTGGTTATATTGTTTCTATGCCAGGATACTTCCTGGTTTTTGGCAGTCTTCAGCGCATTTATTTCTGCTTGCGCTGCTTGTGACGTCAGGGCCTTTTCGAAGTCACTGGCATTATCGGGACGCCATCCCTCCCTGCTTGCAAATGAAAGGTATTGGGTCTTTAGACGCTCAGCCTCTGCGCTAATAAGCTCTGCTCGTTTGCCGTAATCACTGGGCGATATGCTGTCGCCAAATTTCTGTAGTTCAACCTGAAAAGCGCTAATCATCCCGGTTGCACGACCAGTTTCCCAGCGATTTTTCATATCTGTCGCCAGGTCCGTTATGCTATTGCCAATCTTTGCAATATCAGTGAATGGCTGGCTTGGTGCTGGTGCGACACCCGGCCTTAAAGTAGGCGTTACATCAGTCGGAGCCCTGCCCTGGGTAGTCGGGCCACGCCGTCGTTCGAATGCTGGTAGTCGAATCGCCATTATCTGCTCCGTTACCGCTTACTCGCCCTGGCTCCGTAGCCGTTCTTCAGCTTGTCGTGGCGTCAGGCCCTGCCGGATAAGCCGACCTGCAGCCGTATCACCGAATGTTTGACCCTCTCCTCCCGGTATTGGTTGGTTTAGCTGCTGGTTCGTCGCCGGGAGCCCAAGCCTTCTGCGAGCGGCTTGCTCCTGCTCCTCCCTTAAATCAGCCCGTCTCTGGATAGCGGCAAGGAAGACTTCCTGGGCTGCAGGTGAAAGGGTGGTAATCCCGCCTGCCCTGTTGATGGCGCCCTCAACGAAATCGAACTTGGCCTTGGTCCTTGGACTTGGGTCTTCGAATGTATTGGGCAGGCCCAGTAAGGCCTTGGCCCGTTCCAGGTTAGCTGCTGTCGGGTTCTGCAGGATCTGGACAACCTTGTCCGTCGCCTGTGTACGGGCGAGTGCGTCGTTGTCGTCGCCTTTTAAAAGATTGGCCACAATGGGAATCCCCAGTATGGCGGCGACTGGCGGAGCGACAACACCAAGGGCCTGCCCTAATGTCGCCCCACTGGCGAATGCCGTGGTGGCCCCCTGTAATCCCCCGACGGCTCCCAGGCCGGATTGAAAGCTGACAAGGCCGCTGCTAAGTGTTGTGCCTCCGAGCGTTGCACTGACGCCACTGGCAAAATCACCTGCAAAACTACCGGGTGACAGAAGATTACTAGCTCCGGGCCCTGTGCCAGAAGCTGCCCCGGCGTCGGCTACATTGGTGGCCGTTGATGAAGCGGCACCGCCAAACTGCTCTGCCGCAGCCGAGCTAATGGCCGTTTCAAGACCTCCCGCACCTCCACTACCACCCCCGGTGACGCCGATAAGATCACCGAGCTTACTGGCCAGTGTTGGGAATTTACTCAGGACATCGATCCCGAACCCGGCCCCACTGGCAATCTGGGATAGAAGCTGATCTCTTTCCTGATCCTCAAAACGCTCTTCCTGTCGCTGGAATGTTTCAATTCCTATCGCCGCTTTTCGCTCAAGCAATTCACGACTTCGTTCCAACCGGGCGATATTGATATCCCTGTTGCGGAGATTGATCTCAGATTCCAGGGCTGCATCGAATACGGCGTCTTCAAGCAATCCCTCAAGCTGAAGAAACTCCAGATCGATCTGGGCCAATCTTTCGTCTGCACCCCCCAGCTGCTCCCGTGTCGCAGAATCCGTTAATTCATCCCGTATACGGGCCTCTTCCAGTGAAACAGCCTGCTCCGCACGAATTGCACCGATTTCTGCACCAATATCTTCCTGCACATCAGCTTCTGCAGCCTCGATGCTGCCAGACGTTACTTCAACGCCCCCGGCTGCTGCCGCTGCCCTGATTGCTGCAATCTGGTCACGCCTGTCCCGGGAAAGCTGTCGAACACGTTCGTTGGCCCGGATCGTAATGGCTTCGAGTGTTGTTCCCAGAAGCCGCTCGTTTATTCCGGATCTCAGCTCAATCTCATCCCTGCTAAGGGTGACGAGTTCTCTCTGGGCTGCAAAGGACTGCTGGCTTAATCCTGCCTGCCTTTGCGCCACGGATAGATCCCGCGCAGTCCGCCTTTCCTGTATTGCAGCAGCTTCACGCTCAGAAACAATTTCTGATTCAATCCCTTCGATCTGTATGGGAAGGGTCTCCGCAATTTCCTGTACATTAAGGGCTGCGATCTGGGCATTGGCATCAAGTGTCGCTGCCGTACTTCTCGATTGTAGAAAGCTACCAGCAGCACTGATGCCGCGACCACCAATATCCAGGACATTCTGGAATTCACGATCTGTTAAATTAAATATGGCCATGACTATTCCTGGTTAAGATTGGCCGATGTAATGAGGGCTGATAACTCGAAGGCATAGGGGTCGTGGCCCGTTATCGTGATCGTTCCTTCCCTGCCCCATTCGTTATCAACCGGGAAACTCTTGTCGCCCGTGTAAGCAGGCGGTGCGGCATCCATGGGATCACCAGCTTTCCGGTAGACAATAGGATCACCGTTAATCGTGGAGCCGAGTGATGAAACCAGGCGAAGAATCACACGGTGTATCCGGCGCTTCATACCAGCCATGGAGTTATTGCTGACAGCAATATCCGGGACCTGTGTTACCAGGGTATGCGTATATGGAAGCCCCGCCTCAACCGCCGTATAAGTGCCGCCCAGCGAGATTGTACCGTCCGATACGTTTGTGTTCGGGATACGGCTCCCGTCAGCCTTGACCACAACCGTGTTGCCCTCGAGATGATGCAGGCCAGTAAGCGATGTAATAGCTGAACCAGAATAGACATATGTTGAATCCGTATAGACTGAGGTGTCGAGGTACTCGACATACCGATGGGTAGATCCGTCAATGGTTCGCTGAACCGTGACCCAGACCTGGCTGTTTGCTCCGCTTGCTGACCCCGAAGCAGGAATAACAGATACAGATTCAACGATAGGAACCGCTTCATCTGTTGCAGCAAGCCTTGTAGAATCGCTCGTAGCGATCTTGAGGGGTGCAGATCCCGCACGGGTTGTCTCCAGTATCGTGACAACATTCGATGCAGGATTGGCCACTGTAAAATCAGCGTGGCCGTTGACTGCCGTGAAGATATTGTCGGCTGTCGTGTCGTTTGATTCATTGGGGCGCCAGCCGTTTGTCCCTGAAGGGGCGCTCCCGCTTAATGCCTCGGATGTAAACGTGACCGTCGTGCCATCCGACTTGGTAATCGTGATGGTTGTCCCAACGGCAATGTTGGCGTAGTCGGTAACGGTAATTGTCGCGGAGCCACTTACGCCACCCAGCTCATGGGTATGCCACGCAATGACATTATTGATCCGGTCATAACTCAATGAAGCCAGTGTCCCGCCACTCAGGACGAACCAGGCCACATTCTCCGGATTCTTCTGATAGCAGGATCGCATAATCCCGCCTGATGTAATATCACTCGCATGCCAGTTGAGATCGAGAGTTCGAAACTTTTGCCGGGTGACTGCATCCGTCATGAGACTCAGCTCCATAACGGAAAGGGCTGTGCGATCCACGAACAGGACCGAATTTCCCGCAAAGAGCGGCATGACCGCAACGCTGCCGATAAATGAGTTGGGAACAACCTGCGGACTTGCAGGCTTGAGGATTGCATCACCACCAGTCAGGTTGATTTCTGACTGGAGCGTCCCGCAGAAAAGATCATTCTGCAGTGCAGCAAGCCACTGGACCGAAGTCTGGTCCCTTGTCGCAAGTGTATAATCGAGGGCATCACTGTCCGTCGTCCCCGGTGTCATATCTTCGGTAAGACCAATCGCACTCCCCCAGACACCATTCGGCTCTGCTGAAGTTGCCGCAAGCATCAGCCGTTGCTCGAAGAAGTGGACGGCCTTCGGGAACCCGGTGGTGCTGGAAAACGACCCGAGTTTCCAGTCCGTGGTCGCTGCCGTACCGCCAAGTGCCGTGAGGACCGTCGCTGTGACGGACGTGGCACTGGAGTACGCCGTGATCTTGGCGTAGCCATAGGCGGCTGACCCCACCTTCATGCGGACAATGCGGTCTATCTCACCGCTGCCACCAGACCCGGAGGTATCGGTTGCGGCAAAGGTCGCTGCAGACGCCGTGATCGTAACAGACCCTGATGTCCCGTCTGCCGTGAGTGTCGTGGTCGAGGTGTTGGTGTCCTGGTAGGGGCCGTCTGTAAAGACCACCGTTGCAAGGGACCAGTCGGTATCCGCAGTCCGTGTGAGCTTCCTGACCATCTTGTCCGAGTGGGTGAGGTAAAGCGTATTGCCGTCCTGTGCCCACTGGACATCATCGGCCATGGTGTCGCTCCACGGCGTTGTAATTTCGTAGACCTTGGCGGATGTCCCTGCAGAGGTGTAGGTCGAGTAGTCGGAACTGTTGACGCCGGATAACTCGAAGGTATTCGTCGTCTTGTTGGCAACGGTAAACCAGCGCCCGTTCAACTGTATCATGCCTGCAACAGCTGTGATGTAAACCTCGTCACCGTTGTTGTAGCCGTGGCTGCTGGCCGTCACGACGGCTGGGTTGGCCTTGGTAATTGCCGTTATCGTTTTCGTGGCTTCGCGTATCTGGGCATTGGCCTTGTAGAACCGTGCCTTGAGATTGCTTAACTCGATGATGTAACCCGTACCATCTGCCAGCTCGAAGGGGATGAGCGTCGAGACTTTCGACTCATCTTCAGCTGGCGCCACGAACACCGTACCCGTCCGGCGTTTTACGCCACCCTGTGCCTTGACCTGCATATTGGTGATGGTCCGGGCGGATGAATCGAACAGATCGAGATCCGTTCTGCCGCGCATGTCCGTGCCGAGCTGACCTGCCCGGAAGGAGTTTACGATGTTGTTGAGGCGAGGCATTAAAGCCTTGCTGTGGCAAAGGTCGAGGACTCTATGAGTGGTGGCGCTCCCTCGAGGCCGTCCGTGGATCGTGCGTCCTTTCGAACCTGGACATAGTACTGCCAGATACGTCCACGCAGGTCCTCATCACCCGTCAGGCGGAAACAGACGGCATGTGCCAGCCGTGCGGATATGGCCTGCACCAGCCCCGGCGACATTTCCATGGCATCGGTAATCCGCTTGATATAACGGA